TTTTTACTACATCAAAGGCAACGACTAAAATTGCAACTGGTAATAGCAACCACCCAACAAAACAAACAATAAGTTTAATCATGTGTTCTTCTCCTTTAGTTTGGCTTCAAGCAAGGCGTATTGGGTGGGCGTGGAGGCAGGTAAAGAAATAGCGAGGGATACATGACCAACTACGACCGATGGAAACTTGCAACACCTGACTACTTGGAGGATACGGATGAAGTTTCACGAGTTCACGATACGGACGCTGATGTTGAAAGTGGGTATGACTTACGAGGGGGCATACAGCTTGCTGACTCGGATGAGAAGAAAAGGGCTGGTTAAAGATTTTGGGATAACGACAAGTGGAGCGAGGAATGCAAAACTTTTTGGCCTTCTCATGGACCCCGATCAATACTTGGAAGAGGAGCGCAACAAAGTTAAATCCCCGCCTCCCCCGGATGGTTTTTACAACAACCCGTTTAACCTGAAAGATGCTAAAGATGCGAGATACAACCCGTAATGTAGTGCAAGGATTCCTGATAGGCGGTGCCATGCTGGGCTGTCTAGTGCTGGGAATATGGCACGGGAAAGGGCTTGGTGAACTGAAGGCTATCCAAGAATACGAGCAGGGATTTAAGGATGGATGGAAGTCTGCCCTCTACGACCGCCCTGTGAATGATGAACTGGAGATGGTCTGTGTTGGATTATGGATTGCTTCATTACCCCAGAAAGATGCTTATGCGAAAAATTGAGGACAAAGTTTTAGAGTATTTGCAGGAACACAAAAAACCCGCAACCATCAGACAGTTAGCCAAGTACTACATCGTAAATGAGAATTCAGTGCAACGAGCATTGGCAGACTTGGTCAGCAAGGGGCGGGTAAATATTGTCCCAAAAAGCAGGCCATACCTTTACCGAGCGGCAAATTAAGCCTAGAATTAGGTATCTAGTCTAGGAGGTGATATGCCATACGTAAACAAAAAACGGCCCTACAAAAAAGAGTACGCCCAACAAAAGGCGAGGGGCGAACAGCCAAAGAGGAATGCACGTGAACGAGCCCGGTATGCGATGGATAAAGTGGGGATTGACAAGAACAACAACGGCAAAGCCGACCGACGCGAAGGAAAAGACATCGACCACGTTACCCCTCTTTCAAAAGGCGGGTCAAACGGAAAGTCCAACCTCCGAGTTGTTGCACCTAGCACCAACCGTTCTTTCAAGCGGAACTCCGACCGTAGCGTCAAACGGAACACCCCAAAGAATGCAAACGGTCGATAACAAATACCTGATAGTCCGAACCAAGTACCCAGAAAAAGTAACCAACAGCATCAAAGATAGTCGGGTTCTGCGCCGAGGCGAAGTCTCGGAAGTGCAGGTGGAGTGGACTGTGGAAAACGCGCAACTGCTTAAAGCACTGCGCATGAAGAACGTTCCTTCCCCCATATCAGCCAAATACGACTGGCCTGGGCTGTTCAAGCCCATGCAACACCAAGAAGTAACCGCAGAGTTTTTCACACTGCACCGACGCAGTTTCTGCTTTAACGAGCAGGGTACAGGCAAGACCGCCTCTGCCATTTGGGCTTCAGACTACCTCATGCAACAGGGGCTCATCCGTAGAGTCTTGATTGTCTGCCCCCTCTCAATCATGCAGTCCGCATGGCAAGCCGACCTCTTCAAATTTGCTGTGCATCGCAGTGTGGACATCGCCTACGGCCCCCGCTACAAGCGGCAAGAAATCATCAAGGGCAACGCCGAGTACGTCATCATCAACTTCGATGGGGTTGAGATCGTTGAGCAAGAGATAAAAGAGAACAACTTCGACCTCATCGTGATCGACGAGGCCAACGCATACAAGAACGTGCAGACCAAACGCTGGAAGTGCATGAAGCGACTGCTGGACTCAAGCCGCTGGCTGTGGATGATGACTGGAACCCCTGCGGCACAATCCCCCCTAGACGCCTACGGTATCGCCAAGCTTTGTGTACCAGACCGAGCGCCTCAGTTCTTCGGGCGGTATCGGGACATGGTGATGTTTAATGTGGGTCGGTTCCGATGGATGCCTAAAGACAACGCTCAAGATGTTGTGTTTGACATGCTCCAACCAGCAGTGCGGTTTACAAAGGATCAGTGTCTTGACCTGCCGGAAGTTACCCATACCTACCGAGAAGCACCTCTCACCCCCCAGCAACAGAAGTTCTACAACGAACTCAAGAAGAACATGGCGATCACTGCCGGTGGGGAGCAGATTAGTGCAGTCAACGCAGCGGTAAACATTAACAAGCTTCTACAGCTATCCGGTGGTGCGGTCTACACCGACGACAAAGAAGTTGTGGAATTCGATGTATCCAACAGGCTATCTGTTATTCAAGAAGTGGTTGATGAAGCCAGCCACAAGGTTCTCATCTTCGTGCCGTTCACCCACACCATAAATATCCTGCACGAGTACCTGACCAAGAACAAGATTACTAGCGAGATCATCAATGGTGCGGTGCCGGTCAACAAGCGGACCGACATCTTCAAGCGGTTCCAAGAAAACAAAGACCCTCAAGTCCTTGTCATCCAGCCTCAAGCGGCGGCACACGGCGTCACTCTTACAGCGGCAAACGTCGTTATCTGGTACTCCCCCGTGACGTCCGTGGAGACGTACCTTCAAGCCAACGCCCGAGTGCATCGCAAAGGGCAGGTCAACCCAGTCACGGTGGTTCACATCCAAGGCAGTCCCGTGGAGCAGAAGTTGTATGCGATGTTGGAGAACAAACTCGATACCCACAACAAACTTGTGGATTTGTATCGGAACGAAATTTCTTCTTGACAGTCTCAAGTTTCAGATGTATTCTGTTTTAACTGGCATTCGTGCCTGCAAACCAAGAGGATAATATGGACCAAGAGAAAGTAGCAGTAGATAAGCTGGTCTCTGCCTACATAAAAATCCGAGATCACCGCGACGAAATTAAGCGGGAAGCCGAGGAAAAAATGAAGGAGCTTGAGGCCGAAATGGCTGTTATCTCACAGACTCTTTTGGATCATTTCAAGGAGTCTGGCATTGATAAGGCTGGAACCCCCTTTGGAACCGCATACCGAACAGTCAAGTCCCGCTATTGGACCAACGACTGGGAGTCTATGTATGACTTTATTAGCGAGAACGATGCCTACGAACTGCTGGAAAAGCGTATCCATCAATCGAACATGAAGCAGTTTCTAGAGGAAAACCCTGACTTGCTCCCACGCGGACTCAATGTGGATAGCGAGTATTCTGTTGTAGTTCGTCGTAAATAACTTAGGAGAAAACCATGAGCAACCTTACGCTCTTTCAGCAAGACCTTCCTGACTACCTGCGGGAAGTAGAACTTGACGACATGACCAAAGCCCTTGCGGGTGGCGGTGCTGGTTCTAAGCGCATTTCCATCCGTGGCAGTGTGTTTCGTCTAGTAGTCAACGGCGAAGAGATCGCAAAGAACGAAAGCCGTTCTATGAATGTAGTTATTGTTAACGGCGCACGTAAAGTCGGTCGCACCTTCTATGCTGGCACGTACGACCCCAAAAACCCCCTGCCTCCTGACTGCTGGTCGTCGGATGGCGAGAAGCCGGACGCGAACTCCATGAACCCCCAGCACACAAGCTGTGCCGAGTGCCCCCAAAATATCAAGGGTTCGGGCCAAGGTGGTGGAAGAGCCTGTCGGTTTAAACAACGTCTTGCCGTGGTGCTAGCAGACGATATTGGTGGCGACGTCTACGGGTTGGAACTTGCGGCTACTTCTATCTTTGGTAACAGCCAAGATCTGAACAAGATGCCGTTCCAGCAATTCGCCAAGTACGTCGGCGCTCAGGGTAAAAACATCAACACCCTCGTCACTGAGATGCGCCTAGACAGCGACAGCGATACACCCAAGCTGACCTTCAAGCCAGTGCGGTTCTTGAGCCGTGAAGAGTGGCAGTCTGTGGTTAGCAAGGGCGACACCGACGCCGCCAAAAACGCCGCTACTTTGTACTTCCCCAAGTATGAGGAAAAAGACGGTGAGAAGAGCAGTGCCGCGCCAGCCGTTGAGGATGATGAGCCTAAAAAGCGTGCCGCTAAAAAGCAGG